TTATTTTGGAATAAATATTTTTCATATTGTCCTTGCAAGGTATGTGCTATAATTAGCTATGCCAAATGACGGAACTGCTAATTTACATCCTGAAGTTAAAGGTACTCGAAAATTGAATTTGAGGGAAAAGAGAGCTATAGCTGAATACATAAAGACTGGAATTAAAAGTGCCGCCTATAGATCGGTCTACAAAACTGGTCGTCTAAAAGATGGTAGTTCTAATGCTGCTCAGCTTGCCAATATGTTTTTTAAGAAGCCCAAGATTGTCAATGCGTTGGAAAAAGCGTTAAAGGAATCTAAATTTGATGACCAATATGCTGTTGAGACTTTAAAAAAGATTGTAGAGGGTGGAATGGAGAATATCGATATTGCTCGCCCTGACACCTCACTAAAAGCCCTAGAAACGTACTTTAAGATTACCAATAAGATTGGTGGTGGTGGAAAAGATATTAAACCTGACACTGAGGCTATGGCCAAAAAGATGGATATTAATCAGCTTTCAGCTGCTCTCCGGGAAATGGACAAAAAACAGAAACGTATTCTGGCCATTATTCAGGGCAGGGTTCAAGATGTGGAGGTGGTGGAATGAAAGTCTCTATTACCGAATTTAATAATAATATTAGCCTTTATATCGCCAAGGCCAAGTCTGAACCAATTCGACTGATGAAACGAGGAGTGGTGGTGGCCGTTATTGTTTCAAAAAAAGTTTATGACCAAGGTTCGAACCAAACTAGACTCCGAGAAACTACTTAAACAGCAACAGGGAGAAGGGGAAGAATTTTTAGATCAGATTACTCAAGAGGGTGATGTAGGGGAAGAGAAGGCGGCTAAACTATTAACTGAGAAGGGCAAGGAGGCTGATAAAGCCACCGCTGAAGATCAGGCTCGAAAAATTGAGGCTCTGGAGAAGACAAGACAGTGGACTAAGGCTGAATATGTTCATAAATTGGCCGAGACGATGAATGAACTGTGCAAACACATGGATTTGCCTGTGGGTTACACATATTGGATTGGATTTAATAAAGAGAAATTGAATTTGCAGATCAGAACTCCTGACAACAAGTCATTTGGACGGGGTATTGTTCCCACGGGAATGACTACCTATGATTTTCATGCTATCGGCATTCTAGTGACTCAAGCCGAGAATACTATTGATCAGATAGAGGAGAGAGGAGCTTATCGTAAATCAAAAATTATTCTGCCTAATGAATAAAGATGAGCTGGTAAAGATTTATGTTGACAAGACCAGGGCTTTGGACGAACTGGCAAAACAAGCGTATTTAACTAATTTGTTTGCTTTTAATCAGGATATTCTCCATGTTGAAGATGGGGGCGAGGGTACGGGCAAAAGAGTGCCTCTCAAAAAATTCCATGAGGAGCTGTGTCAGTTTGTAGAGCGTAACCCCACCCGAAAAAAAATTGCTTTAATGCCCCGAGGACATTTGAAAACTACTTTAATTACAGTGGGGTATTCTCTTCAGAGGATAGCCAGAGACCCCAAGGTGCGTATTTTGTTGGCGAACGCCACGGGTACGATGGCGGAGGCTTTCTTGGGTCAAATTAAAAAGCATCTCCAGCACAATGAGACTTTTAAGTATTATTTTGGAGATTTAGCTACAACTGCGACTTCGTGGCGAGATAATATGATTACTCTGCCGACAGGTGAGGGTTCCTATCAGAGCAAAGAGGCTACGGTGACTGCGTACGGCCTTGGAGGGTCGCTGGTTTCCCAGCATTATGACATGATCATCATTGACGATGCTCATAATCGTGAGAATATTAACACTAAAGATCAAATAGAAAAAGTTAAGCAGGGGTATAGAGACCTTCTTGATTTGCTTGAACCAGGAGGAACTCTAATTATCATTGGAACTAAGTGGCATGACGATGATCTTTATGGTCAGGTAATGGATAAAAACAATGCCGAGGCTAGAGAATTTGATGTCTTTGTCCGCCAGGCGATTACCGAGATGAAATTGGGCCGAGATCAAGCTGGTCATTTTAAGATTGAGTCTGGGAATATCCTCTGGCCAGAAAAATACAATCTCAATACTCTCTCTGCCCTATTAAACGAGAAAGGACTTTATGAGTTTTCCTGTCAGTATCAAAACATTGCTGTTGATGACGAGAACGCCGTATTTCATAAACAGTGGTTTCACGAATATGATCCTTCCGACCTAAAAGACCGAAAATTAAGTAGGTTTACTGCCATTGACCCGGCCATTTCGCTCAAAGATAGGGCTGATTTTACCGCCATTGTAACGATAGGAGTGGATGTTCTGGGGAAGATTTATATTTTGGAGGTTAAACGTGGGCATTATACCGAGGACCAGATGGTTGACGAGCTGTTCCTAACCAATGAACTCTATCACCCTCTGTCTATTTGTATAGAAACGGTGGCTTTTCAAAAGACTCTTCAACACTATATAATGAAAGAGATAAAGCGGAGGGGGCATTCTTTACCTCTAAATGAGGTGATGCCTGAAACTGATGAATCTAAAGAGAAGCGTATTCGTCTTCTCCAGCCGATTTACATGAGGAATGATATTTTTCATTCTAAATCAGTAGCAGACATTGAATATTTAGAGGATGAGCTTCTGAGATTCCCCAAAGGCAAACATGATGATTTAATCGATTGTCTTTCATATGCTGTTCGGGCATCATTCCCTCCTCGCTCAAAAGAAAAAAGTGAACATTCTAGGGGTTTTCTTTACTAATTAATTAAGATGACTTTATAATTGACGTATGTACGATACCAACAACATCCGAACTAGAGGTTATGAGCCCTCAGAACTAACAGGAGAAAAGGCCGATTTAGAATACGTTTACCGAAGAATCCAACAGATGAAGGATGCCCGTGCCGCTTCAGGAATTGAAGCTAAATGGGATAAATGGCAAAAACAATATGATGGTTATCGTGATGAACGCAAAAAAGACCAGTGGCAGTCCAACATCATCATTAATACTACCGCTGGAGTGGTAGAGTCTCAACTTTCGGAGGTAATTGATCAGAATTATCGACCACGATACCTTCCCAGAGGTTCAGAGGATGCTGCCCGTGCCACGGTAATGAACGCTATCAATGATTATACTTGGGAGGTGGGTATGGCTGATGTTGAAGTGTATAAGATGACATCAGAAGCATTCGTTCTTGGAACTTCTATCGGTCAGGAATACTACAGAAAAGAGAAAAGAATGGTCCAACAAATTATGGAGACCCAGAAAGATGGGACTCAAAAGTTTAAAGACGTAGAAATCAATGATTTTGATGATGTTTATTTGGAACATATTAGGTTGCAGGAGGTTTGGTTTGATGAGTACGGGAGATCTTTAAACGGAACTTATGCTGCTAAAGATGCTGTACGCAGGGTGATTATGGATATTGATGATTTTCAACAGTTTTTTAAAGGCCCCATTTGGAATAAAATGGACAATGCCAAATATGTTAAACCAGGTGGGGATGTCAATTATTATGAATATTACAAACCAAGTCAGGGAATAGATCACAGTCGCCAAGTGGAGGTGTATTGGTATTGGACAACTAGGTGTACTCCTGGTAGACCAAACGTGTCTGATTCTTTAATGGTGGTTGCTAATGATGTCATGGTTGTCAGGGGTCCCAATCCATATAATCACAAAAGAATCCCGTTCGTTCGGCAAGTAGACATACTCAATGCCTCTACATTCTATGGCAAAGGAGAGTCTCAGCTTTTGGAATCTATCCAAGAAGAGCAGACAACCCTAAGAAGAATGATCATGGATCGAAATCATCTTGATATAGACAAAATGTTCCTGCTATCTAACAGGGAAACTGATCTATCAGATGATGACTTGATTGCACGACCTCACGGGGTCATAAATGTGGAGGATGTCGAGAACATCAAACCCTTGGAATATGGAGACATCCCCGGTTCCACCTTTAAGTCTCTGGAAATGTTGACTGATGATGCTATTCGCATTACTGGTCAAGATGATAGGATGCAATCGGTACAAAGCCCAACTACAGCCACCCAAGCTGCCATCCTAAAAGAAGCTACTCTTAAAAGACTCAGAACAAAAATTTGGCTTTTGAGAAACTTAACTCTCTATAATGTTGGTTTGCTGAGAGAATCCAATATCCGCCAATTCTATTCTGTTCCAAAGGTTGAAAAAATTGTGGGACAGAAAGGAACGGATGCTTACTATTCCCGAGTTAGGGATGCCTACCAGTCGGGTAGACTGGCTATGAAAAATGGACAGCCACATGAACTTAAATACAAAACTATCAGGTTGTCTAGCCAAAAGCTGAATGTTACCAATGATGGGGTGTCTCTTCAGAAGTCTAAAGAGCCCACTTTCTTTGAGGCTACTCCAGAGCTAATTAATCCTCTCTTTGGTTCATTTGACGTCAAGATTTCTCCGATGCCGTCTATTCCAGTTTCTAAACCTTTGATGCAGGAAAAGGCTAGTGCTATGTTTGACAGACTGATCCAATTGCCTCAACTGTATTCTGCTGAAAAACTTGGAGACGCATTATTGGAAGTACACGATTATGATCCAGACGAATTTAAGCCAGATAAGCCAATTCAAGAGCAATTAAGTTCAAATTTGGTTGGCAAGTCACTTCAGGTAGCACAGATTGAGAACCAGGAGATGATGTCGGGCAAAGAATTGCCATCTACTCCGTTTGCCATGGAACCCCACACTGAGGCTCATATTGCCATGATTAATAGCCCAGAGATGATGAAAGAATCTCCAGATTCCCCAATATTAGCGTCTTTGGTTAGACACATCCAAGGAGAACTTCAAGCTCAACAGCAGAGAGCATCTTCAATGTCTGGGAAACCAGGGATGGAAGGTTACAAAGGTCCATCTGGGCCATCAGCCCCGTCGATGAGTGATGTTAATCCAGCTATGGCAGAACCCCCGATGGTGGGCAATGATCAAGGTCAAGCAATTAATCCCAATCAATGAAAAGAAAAGTAAATCCACCTACTCATATCGACGATCTAGCTGCTTTGTCGGTCATGGCTCAAACTAAAGAATGGAAGGTTTTTGCCAGAATGGTCCACAACCGTATTCAGTACCAAAAAGACCATATTATTGGATTGCCAGAGCTGAATCCAATTAAATTATCGGTAAATAAGGCTTATGATAGGGGGATGATTGCCGGGCTTTTGTTAGTGATTAAAAATGTCGAGACAGCGGCTTTCGAAATGGAGAAGTTGGCTCAAGCGGAGGCGGAATGAGCTGGTTTGACCAAATAAAACAAACATTGGCTTCGCTCAAGCAGTACGGGTCCGTGGCCGACGCTGAAAGAGTTAAGACTGAAGGCGAGTTGGGTGCGGAAAGGGTTAGAAAGGAAAACGAAGAAAATCAAAAGATGGCTGATAAAGCCCAGGCCGAGTATTTAAAAGAACAGGAAAGAATAAAAAAGGACGCTTTGGACGCTGAAAAATTAAGAAAAGCTCAGTGGGATGCCAAGATAGCGGAAATTAAGGCCAAGCAGGTAGAGATGCCTGCGGCTACCAAATCGTCGGAATCGGAATCTTCTGTCAAGAAAAAGCCAAAAACAGATTTAACATGGTTGACTGAATTACTTAGACTTGGCGGTAAAGAAAAAATGGCGATCCCTTCCCCGACATCTACTCCATTAATGCCGACCTCGACACCAACACCAGTCGGTGTGGGCGATACCAATGGCATTTCTGGATATTCACGGGGCTCCATCGATCCTCAGTATGTCAAAATGATAATGGATGCTATTGCCACCTTGGGTACGGGGACTAGCGTTACACCAGCCCTACTTGCTTCTAGTTTAAATACAGAAAGTGGCTTTATCCCAGATGCGTACAATAACGGAGATCGTGGTATTGGTCAATTCAGTACCAGGTGGAGACCAGACATTACAGACGAAGTAGCTTACAATCCCAGCAAAGCCATACCAGAAGTAGCTAAAACTCTAAATGATTATATTGGGAATACTGGAAACATCGCTCAGGGAGTTGCTGCTTACAATGTAGGTCAGGGTCGGGTTGGAATTGCAGACGGCAGAAATCAATATGGGTTGGGTCCAAAAGGGATGGAGTATATTAAAAAAATTGCTGCTAATTTGTCTAAGCAAGAAGCCCAAAAGTTAGGTTTGGATATCTTCCAATGAGAAATTCTCCTTTTTTTAATAAACGCCCCAATTCTTTACTCCGTACATGGTTGGGAGAAAGAAAAGCCAGGAAACCGAGTAGTAAGATAACCAATTCTTTGTTTCGGAAAAAAGCTAAAGAAGTTGATGCCAAATAAGACATAGTTTGATTTCGTTGGTAGGTGTGCTTTAGACTTGAATAATTAACAATTTGTAAGGGAACTCCCTGTGGTGGGGAGCCTTTCTTACTAGAGGCAAGCTCGCAAGAGACCCTCAAAGGAGACAAAAATGACCGATAGTGCACCGCAAGATGGAACAGTTATTAAAGACCAAGTTCCAGGTACACCTGTGATTCCGACGACTCCAAGTAGTCCGGCAACTCCAGCAGAAGAAGCTTGGTGGACTGAAGCCAGTTCGAAGCATGGTTTCAAATCCAAGGAAGATGTTTATAAATCATGGTCGGAAGCTCAAAGAAAGATTTCCGAAGATGGTGAGAAGTTGAAAAATTTCCAAATCTTCCAAGATAATGTTGTCCCAGTTCTCGATGTAGTTCTAAAAGACGAAGAGATCTTGGGCAAAGTAAAAAGTAAGATGGAGAATCCTTCGACTCTCACTCCTACTGCTCCGAAAGTTGAGGAAAACAAAGGTGATACTGAGGCCAGAAAGTTCATCATCAACGATATCGCTAGTAGCTTTGAAAAGAAATACGGTATCGATAAGCTTGATGAGGAAACTCAGAAAGATATCAAAGCTAAGGTTGGTCTCGAACTAAAAAAGTTCACATCTTTGGAGAATCCAGATATTAACAAGTTGCCGACACAATTTGATGATGCTTTTGCATTGGCGATTGCTAAGGATGACAAGTTAAAATCAGTCTTTACTGTCAAAGAAGAAGGATTGGGTGACTACGGTATACCCTCTCAGGCTTCTGCGGTAGATAAAGACGGCAACATTAAACTGACTCCTGAACAGGAAAAAGTTGCCGAACAGATGCCTGGTGGTAGAGAGGCATATATCAAAGGTTTAAAAAAGCTTCAGGCTAAATAGACAGAAGCCTACCTCACGGTAGACAGAAGCTTATTATTTTTTTAATTTTAAATTTATGGCAAATTTTAGATATCGTGGTCAGCTCAATGGAGCTGAAAATCCTATAACTAGGGATTTCTTAATTAAGAACTCTCAGGCTATAGTGAAAAATACTGCGGTCATTTTAGATGGTGCTAACGGGTTAATTCCTGCTACTGCTGGTTCTAAAATCCTCGGTATAGTTGTTGGTTTTTATATGGGTGCTCGTCCTATCGAAAACGTTCCATCTTCGGAACATGGCGGAACTTGGACTGAAAGCACTCAATCGTTTACAGCAGGTGCGGCTAATGTGACTACTCAAAAAGTAGTTGCTAAAGTTATCTGCGACAAAGATGCACTTTTCTACAATGATAGTGATGCCGACATGACTCAACTCATGGAAGGTCAACATTTCAATTTGGTAGATGCAACTCAAGTAGACGGCGATACCAATGTCCAGGCTGCTGGTCAAATGGAGTTAGTAAAGTGGGATTCTAATGATGCTTCTGCTGGTACATTTTGTATCTGCGAATCTTCACGAGATGCCTACGCTCAAGCTTAATTATTTAGACACTAGAAATTATGGCATTCAAATCCAATTTCGGTGATTTACTTGAACCAGGTCTTCGTGAAATCTACGATGCTAGATACGCAGAGATTCCTCAAGTATTTCCCCAACTGATGACTGTAAACAGTTCAACAAAACAGTCTGAAAAAGATTCCGCTATCAGCGGTTTCGGTTACTTTGAAGAGACATCAGAAGGTGGCTCAGTAGTCTACGAAGATCCCGTGCAGATGTATGATGTGACTTATACTCACAAAAAGTACACCAAAGGTTTCAAGGTCTCTGAGGAAATGTACGATGATGATCTATACAGAATAATCAATCGTAAACCAGGTCAATTAGCTATTGCTGCCAAAAGAACTGCGGAATATCATGCCGCTGATCTTTTCAACAAGGCTTTCACGACCACAGTAGTGGGCGGAGATGGTAAACATCTTTGTTCTACCCTCCATCCTCGTTCTGATGGTGGTTCAGTTCAATCAAACAAATCAGCCACAGGTTTAACCCTGTCGGATGCTAACTTGAATACTGGACTTTTGGCTCTCGAAGGTCAGCTTGATGACAAAGGTATGAAAATCGCTACTGAAGCGAAAATACTTTTAGTCCCAAGAGCTCTCCGAAAGACAGCTACCGTCATTACTCAATCTCCATTGTTGTCTAACAGTGAGTTGAATGACATGAACTACACCAAGACCTTGGGTCTCCAGGTGATTTCATGGCACTATTTGACAGTTGCAACCAACTGGTTCTTAATTGATCCAAGCGTAGCTCTGTTAAATTGGTTCTGGAGAAAACAACCAGAGTTCAAACAAGACAATTCGTTCGATACTGGAATGGCACTTTTCAAAACCTCAATGAGGTTTAGCAAAGGCTTCAGTGATTGGCGTGGAGTCTGGGGTTCCGAGGGCGACAGTGCAACTGATGGTGACTGATGTTGTTGTCACTTTAAACTTAAGCCCTCCACTTCGGTGGGGGGTTTTTGTTGATTTGGCAATCTTGCAATATGTATGCTAATATCAATTAATGAAAACATTCAACTCTCCCCCAACTGCTCCGCCTATTGGCGAATTTGTTTATGAAGGTTGTCGATATTCGGGAATTGTCCCTGGTTCGACATTTTCGGTTTTGTCTAATGGTCTAGCTGAGTTTTTAACAGAGATGTTTCCTTTTTTAGTGGAATCTGATAAACCAGCCCCTGTGGCCGATAATGAGTATTGCTGCTCTAAATGTAATAAGGACTGTGGTAGCAAGTACATGAAGGATCGACATGAGAAAGTCTGCAAGGAAGAGCCCCAAGGTTTGGCTACAATCATGAAACCAACGTATATTTTTTGGAATTACAAAGGATTAGACTTGACCCAACTGACTCCAGACCAGCTAATTCCGCCTTCCGTCAGTAACTTCCAGCCCCAACCACAATTTAATGAAAAAGATATCACCGACCCCATGCCTGGAAAGGAGGGATTTGCTATGATTGGAAAACGTATGGAAAAAGTTGTCACAGATAGGGACGGGATCGATTGGTATGGTAACGGACTGGAAGATGATCCTGTCCGATAGGACTTTGCTTGACTATTGATACAGTGGACTCTAATATATCAGTATGTACCAATCACAATATCTTCGTCTAACCGCTGGTCAAGTAATTACCGGCAACAATTATATTTATACTTTGACTCTTACTGCGACCTCAGATACGGCTACCCTCAAGCTTTATGACGGTACTGGTCAGGGAGGATATTTGTTCTATACCCTGAGTGCTGTTGCCAATACCAGTGCTTCAGTATCTTTTCCAATCCCATTGGACGTCAAAAGAGGTATTTACGTTGCTTTGACAGGGACAACCCCGCTGGCTTATGCCGCTCTTGATTGGGCTCCGACCTTAGGTACAGGATCTTTCCTCTCCCCGTCTATCTCTCCCTCTGTCTCACCATCGGCGTCCTTATCTCCATCTTCGTCACTGTCTCCTTCTAGCTCCAGTTCTCCGTCACGATCTCCTTCTTTGTCTCCATCTAGTTCGAAGAGTCCGTCGGTTTCTCCGTCTCTGTCTCCATCTTCATCACTGTCGCCGTCTAGCTCTAGCTCTCCATCGAGATCTCCGTCAGTATCACCTTCTAGTTCAAAATCTCCATCGAGCTCCAACTCTCCATCGGAGTCACCTTCTTTGTCTCCCTCAACTTCGGAATCTCCGTCGTATTCTCCATAAAGAAAGGGTATGTGATTACTTGCAAAGTTTTTGGCGTATGGTATTCTCAATTAACTGCTCTGCCGTTATCCACGGCGTATGATCAGAGAACCATAATCACAATAGGTAACAATATAAATCCTCGTATAATGGTTCTTCTCCCCCGATGACGGTGGGCAGGTGTTTTTATGAACTACACACTGCGTGACGATGACATTTCAAAAGATACCGGGATTGATCTACTCAAATTTATTCACAACCAATTTCTTACCCACCACCGCACCCATACTGTAGCCCTAATTTGCAAAGATTTAGAACTGAACACCTCACTTGTAAACTACATTAACAAAACTCATAACTGGGATTTGTGTATTCATGGATGGGATCACATTAACTATTCTCTTGCTTCAAAAGATCAGATTGCAGAAGATCTTGACAAATGTATTCTCAAGATAGAAGAGTTGTTTGGTGTTGTTCCAGAGAAATGGTATTTGCCTTGGAACGGTTGGTCTCCAGAAAAAGGCTTTGACCTCATTCCTCGGGTAGCCGATATCGCTCTCTATCACGGTGTCGATGTTGATAATGATTGTGATCATATTAGTCATTTTGTTGCTAGTGCTAAAGATGGAGTAAGACCATCTACAAGCACTATTTATTTTCACAGTTGGGATACTGAGGATCTAAAATTGTTGCCTAGCTTGTTTTACTTAACTGAGAAAAAAATTAAACATTCATCTTCCTTGCAAGAACTGCTATAATCACTTATGGTCACAATCATTGTACCCTCAAAGTCAGAGAAATTTTTTAGTAGGACAATACAGGACATTTTGGAAAAGGCTACAGGAGAAATAGAGGTGATTGGGATTCTTGATGGTTATGAATTACCTAAAAATGAGTACTCTACTGACTCTAGGGTGAAATATATTCATTTGGAGCCAACATTTGAGGCCAAGAAGCGTCAGGGCATAAATAGGGCCGTTAGTGAGGCCAAGGGGGATTATGTAATGTCGGTGGATGCTCACTGTATGTTTGCTAAGGGGTTTGATGAACAACTTCTAATGGACCATGAACCAAACTGGATACAGATACCTCGTCGCCAAAGATTGGACGCCGAGAATTGGTGTATTGAAGAAGATGGACGTCCGCCAGTAGATTATGAATATATTATGTTTAGACCCCTTTTTGCTCAAGAGCCAGGCATCCACGGTTTTAAGTGGGACGAAAGAACTTTGGCTAATCAGGACAAGATGATTGATGACACAATCCATTTCCAAGGTTCGTGTTGGTTCATGACAAAAGAGTGGTTTCAGAGAATGCACTTTATGCAGGTTGAGGGTTATCAGGGTTGGGGGCAAGAGGCGGAGGAAATGGGGATGACGACTTGGAAGAACTTTGGTTGGGTAAAAACTAACAAAAATACCTGGTATGCTCATTTACATAAAGGCACTAAGTACGGGAGAATGTATCATCTATCCCTCAAAGAAACTCGGAGATCCTACGCTTATTCTTATAAGTACTGGATAAAAGATAATCAGAAATTCTTTATTAGTTTAGTGGAGAAGTTCCCTTTGATGCCCGGTTGGCCTGCCGACTGGAAGTCAAGAATAGAAAAATTATGACAGCTCAAGATACTTTAAATTTTTTAGCAGATCGTTACAAGATTGATTTAAGCCAGAAAGGCCCCTATACGATTGATAGAAGTAGGTGGAATGAAGTTGGAAATTTAATCAACGATTTGGGCTTTAAAGACGGGATCGAGATTGGAGTTTATAAAGGCCGCTTTACTCAGGCAATGGCCAAAAGAGCCCCCAAAATGCAGTTTCTGGGAATTGATGCTTGGACTACCTATGAGAATTACCCCGATTATCCAGCTGGGCATTTAGAGAATGAAGCCGAAAAGGAAGCTTACGAAAGAACAGCACAGTGGCCTAATATTAAGTTGGTTAAAGGTTGGTCGTCTGAAATTGCTCCTACTGTCCCAAACAATTCCGTAGATTTCGTTTATATTGATGCTAATCATTCTTATCCTAGCTGTGTGGAAGATATAAATTTGTGGTCTCCCAAGGTCAGGGAGGGTGGGATAGTTATGGGCCACGATTATTTCGACGTTAAACGTCATGCTAGGTTGCAGCATTTAGATTTTGGCGTTATTGAGGCGGTAAATGGTTGGTTAAGTTATAAAAACATCAAGCATCTATTTATCGTAACTGGAGGTTGGCCTAGTTGGTTTTTTGTACAAGGCGATACAAAATGAAGGTATTTGATTGCTTTCCATTTTTTAACGAACTGGAAATATTGGAATTAAGGTTGATGGAGTTGGATTCGATTGTAGACTTCTTCGTTATCGCCGAGGCCAACAAGACACACAATGGCACTTCTAAAGAGTTTGTCTTTGAGAACAATAAAGATAAGTTCAAAAAATGGATTGATAAAATCATTTATGTCAAGATTGAAGATATGCCAGAATATAGTGATCAGGAGATATTTCGTTTGGAGTACTTCCAGCGTAACGCCATTCAGAGAGGATTGGAGGGAGTTGCCGAGTTGGGAGACAAAATTATTTTGTCAGACTGCGATGAGATACCGAATGTCGATGAGCTGAAGAAACACTTAAACGATACCGAATGGGTCGGCTTTGCTCAGGATTTGTTCTATTACTATGTCAATAATAGGGTTCATCGGTCATGGTGTGGAACTGCTATGGCCCCATACGGAACTTTTAGAAGACCACAGTCTCTTCGTTGGTTTGCTATCCGCAGACAATTTACACGTTCTGGCCCACAAATTGTCGAGAACGGTGGGTGGCACTACAGTTACATGACTGGTGGAGGCGCAGGTAGGGTCAGAGCCAA